ACAGTATTTAATCAAACTGGCGGCATTAGTTATGCAGGAATTACTTTTGCACTCGATGACAAGACAATCGTGAACAAAGCAACTGTGACCCGAATTGGTGGCACAGCACAGACTTATTCAGATGCCACATCGATTGCTCAATACTTCACACGATCTATTACAGCTACAGATATGCTGATGCAGACAGACCCAGTAGCTTTAAGCCTTGCAACGGCCTATGTCGATTCTCGTAAAGAAACTTCTATCCGCATTGAAACAATTACCTTAGATTTAATGACCCCATCATATTCAGCAGGCATTACAGCAGCTCTTAGCCTTGACTTCTTTAACACAGTAGACATCACTAATGAGCAACCTGGTGGATCGACTATTCAGAAGAAACTCCAAGTGCAGGGAATTGCTCACAACATCACCCCTAACACATGGAGTACCACACTAGCGACCCAGGAGGCTTTGCTCGATGTTATGTACTAGAATTGACCCTATGAAAGAGGTGTGCTAATGGCTGTCGGATTTCCACTGAAAACGACTTATGCGGATGGAGATGTCTATTCCGCATCGGATGTCAATGATATTACTGGCACTATCAACCTGCTTACTAGCAGCACACTCTCTTACCAAGCAGGTAAAAATGCCATCATTAACGGCGGTATGGATATATGGCAACGCGGCACATCTTTTGTACCAAGTACAGGAACTTACACCGCAGACCGCTGGCAGTATTACCGAGCAGTTGCAGGCAGCACAGTATCTAGACAAGTAACAAATGATACGACTAACTTACCAAGCATCCAGTATTGCACCCGTGTATCACGGGACTCAGGGAATACGTCTACTACTACTATCTATTCGGGCAATAGTTTAGAGTCAGTTAATTCAATACCTATGGCTGGTAAAGCGGTTACCTTTTCTTTTTATGCTCGCAAGGGCGCAAACTTTTCAGGAGCATCCAGTCAAATATCTATCAGCCTAAGAACTGGTACAGGAACAGACCAAAATGTTTTACTTACAGGATATGTTGCTCAGGCTATTCCTATAACACTTACTCCAACACTTACAACAACGTGGCAACGATTTAGCGGAACAGCCACTATTGCAGCGGCTACTACCGAAATGGGAATATACACAGACTTTACGCCTGTGGGTACGGCAGGAGCAGCAGATTATTACGAAATCACAGGAGTGCAGGTTGAATTGGGCAGCACTCCAACTACCTTTAGCCGTGCAGGTGGAACTATCCAAGGTGAATTGGCTGCTTGCCAAAGGTATTACTACAAACTTACTAATGGAGTTGTAAACGCTGCGCTTATGTCTGCATTTTATTACAGCGCTTCATCTTTAAATGCCTATGTGCCATTTCCAGTAACTATGAGAACATCACCAGCAATAGACCAAGTAACTGGCACTAACTATTATTCATTTGTCCGCAATGGCGGTACTGATACTTTTAACAGTTTTACGCTTGACCAAGCCAATGCCACAGGAGTTGCTATCTACAATAACTCTGAAGCATCAGGTACTGCTGGACAAGCAGGATATGTTTTTGCCAATAATGCTTCTGCCTACCTAGCCTTCACATCGGAGTTGTAATGAAACCCATTTACACAGTTATTGAAACACCAACAGGTGGCACAACAATTAACGCAGACTTAGGCGATGGTCATATGTTGTCTATTCCATCTGACCCTGCTAACTCTGATTATCAGGCATATCTAAAGAGTCTTGATGAAGCCGCTACTCTGTAAAGCAGGGCAACAACTTCGTGAGCAGATTGATGATTCCTTTCCAGACCGCGATAGAAAGTCTGATGGTTGGATAGGCGATGCCGCTCACGCCAGTCGTCCAAGTGACCACAATCCCGATCCGTCTAACGGAATCGTCAGGGCTATTGATGTGGATAAGGATTTCGACACACGCCCCAGCACAGGTGCTTATCTTGCCGACCAAATACGCCTATGCGCCAAAGCAGGTGAGAAAAGAATTTCTTACATCATCTATGCAGGCAAGATCGCTTCCTCTAAGAAATCTTGGAACTGGCGTACTTATGATGGGATTAATCGCCACGATCATCACATCCACATTTCATTCACTAAAGAAGGCGATCAGAATGGTCGCTGGTTCGACATCCCGATGCTAGGAGCAACAACAAATGAAAGACCTTAAAACAGCAGCAGGCTCATGGGCTAGAGCATTTTTAGTAGCAGTATTAACACTTGCAGCAGCTGGTGTGACAGAGCCAAAGGCATTACTTGCTGCCGGACTTTCATCATGCTTGCCACCAGTTATTCGTTGGTTAAATCCTAACGACTCAGGTTTAGGCATTCAGAAGTAATGACTGCCCTTAACTGGGCAGCTCTCGCAGTTGCAGTTATCTCAATCGTTACTGGCTTTGTTGGATCAATCCGCTGGTTAGTAAAGCATTACTTAAATGAACTAAAACCAAATGGCGGTTCATCGATGAATGACAGATTGAATCGACTTGAAGGGCGTGTCGAAACAATAATAACTCTTCTAGAGAGGTGACACTTATCTCATGGCAAGAAAAGCAACTAACAAGCTTGTGGATGAAGGCTATTCCAAGTTAGATGCGTGGGCTATCGGAGTGCATGAAATGTATCGTGCATTACGCCGCGCAGGCTTCGATGTTGATTTGGCACTTGCCATTATTGTAGAGAAACAGGCTTATCCTGAATGGATACTTCCATCGCCTATCAACCCAAATATCCCAGAGCCAGACTGGTATGACGATGAGGATGAATGAAAAGAACTGTAGTAGTTCCAGACTTACAAGTTCCCTATCACGATCCAGTAGCTGTTAAAAATGTTGCAAGTTTTATTAAGACTTACCGCCCCGATTCTGTCGTTACACTGGGAGATGAAATCGATCTCCCACAAATATCCCGATGGACAGAGAACACGCCAGGGTGGTACGAGCAGACACTAGCTGCTGATAGAGATAAAGCAGTAGAAGTTCTCTGGTCATTAGTAGAGCATGCTAAAGAAGCTCACATGATCCGAAGCAATCACACAGATAGACTTTACAATGTAACGATGAAGAAGATTCCTGCATTCTTGGCATTACCAGAGTTGCGTTTCGAGAAGTTTATGAAACTCGATGAACTAGGAATTACCTATCACAAAAAGCCGTATGCCATCGCTAAGGGCATCGTGGCAGTACATGGTGATGAGGGCAGCGTAAAGCCTACACCTGGTCTTACAGCCCTTGATGCGGCTCGTAGGCAGGGCATTAGCGTTATATGTGGACACACTCACAGGGCAGGTCAATCGGCCTTCACAGAGGCCTCAGGGGGCCGTATAGGCCGTATCCTGCGTGGATGGGAAGCAGGGCATCTTATGGATGTCAGGCAGGCTCATTACACTAAAGGCACGATGAACTGGCAGCAAGCCTTTATTATCATCGAGGAGATTGGCACAAATGTGCAGGTCAGCATTATTAACCTTGAAAAGGATGGCACATTCGTTGTGTCAGGCAAACGCTATGGACGATCTAGATAACGATATTAGGCGTGATGTAGATACGCACATGGATGACTCAGAATTGTTACCATTTCGTTATCAAAATCAACCCAATAAATCCAACTAGCTGTGTGACACTATTCCTGCTCCCGAAAGTATCGGGGCAGAAGGGCTACAAATGTTTTGGATACAAGCAATGGGCATAGTAGGAGTTATGTTTGCAACTTCCTTTGTCTGGTACTGGACAGGCCACAAAGATGGAGTTCGAGAAGGTTACACACGCGGTCGCTCAATCTCTCGACAAGAATTCTGGAAAGAATAAATGAGAGCGACAGAGGCACTTATCAATGCAATCGACATCATGCAAGATCGTGGCAAAGTCTATGGTCATCCGAAAATTAACCAGGGTAGGATTTCTGCAAGGTTATCCAATCTATTTGATTTCCCAATCACAGACGCTCAAGCTGCACTTGCAATGGTCGAGGTCAAGCTCTCACGCATCCAAGAATCGCCAAGCCACACAGATTCTTACATTGACGCAATAGCGTATCTAGCAATAGCAGTACAACTACAAACGGAAGAAGATGAGTTATATGTTTAATCTTCAAGATTATGAAACATGTGAAGTTCGACTTGATAAGTGGTGGAAGGATAATCCAGATGGGCGTGTTGCGACAGAACTCATTTCATTTCAAAATGGACAGTACATTGTCCAAGCGTACCTTTATAGGACTTTCGCAGATAGCGTTGCGTACTCCACCGGACTCGCTGAGGAAAAAATTAGTGATCGAGGTGTTAATTCTACTAGCGCATTGGAAAACTGTGAGACTTCGGCGATCGCTAGAGCGCTTGCAAACGCAAATTACGCGGCTAAAGGCAAAAGAGCTTCGAGAGAAGAAATGACAAAGGTTGTCAAAACTCAAATGTCTGTAACAAAGGATTACATTCCAGTACAGAAGGAAGATGATGCCTGGACGATTAAGACTGTTGCAATGCCAATAACAGCAGAAGAAGCTGTGGCAACCGTGAAGGACATTATAGGTGCTACAACTGACAAAGATGT